CTGCCAAATGCTGGGGGATCAATATCAACATCGACACTGTCGAACGAAGGTATTTGCCAGACCCTAACCGCACGGCCTTTAATTTTTAACACAACGCTTTCGCCGTTAATGTCGCGCAGGCGTTGGGCAATCTTGTGGGATTTGTATTCAAAAAACTTATTTTTCCGCAAGAAAGCTTCAAAGTCTTTGAGGCGGAAATAAGTGATGCCCTGCTCTTCATCGGTCCATGGGCGGCGGAGCAGGATTTCTTCTTTATCCTGCGCTTGCTGTAGATGGCGGCAGAACTCTTCTAAGTAATCATAGAACTGACCGCTGATACTAGCGTCTTGTGCCACTTCGATGATCGCGCTTTCGTTGTCCCGCATTTCAGTAAGCAGGGTGCTTATGCGGCCTTCCCATTGCTGCTTGGCTACGGAGCGCGGCATAAAGTTAAGCTGCTCCATGCAAGCCCGCTGGAACGTCATCTGGTTCATCAAAGCTTCTGTGTCTAGCTCCAGAGGCTCACCGTTGACGTCCATGAACCACACAGGTGGTGTCGAATTGTATTTGCGAAGGTTGGCTATGATGGCACCAGATACCGCGGCCCCAACGCCGTGTTGCCTTGTGCGGCATAGCTCTTTGTTACAGTAAGCCTTGATTGGAGCGTCGTTGCATTTGTAAGCATAGTCTTTGCGCTGGACATGCTTGGCAACTATGTTGACCTCCGGCAATGGCAATGGCGGAGATAGGTACTCCATGTTGTAACGTAGTATTTCGGATTCCCAACTGTCAGGATATGCTTTTCGTAAATACACCCCGATGTTGAATAGCCCGTTATTTCGGCCCCCTTCGCTGATCTTAATCTTACAAAGTATCTGCAAACAGGGCGGGCCGTCCTGGAGTAGTTCGGTCTCGCCGCTGCCTACTACTTGCAGCTTAACAACTTCTTCTGGGGTTTGGGCATATTTATCGTACAGCTCAAAAAATTCTTCGAGCGTCGCTGACGTACCGTCATCTAGGAATGCGTAGCGCAGACCGTTTTCATGGTCGTAATACGGCAGATTTAAGAAATTTCCGACATCCCCACGGTCCAGATGCAGTTTGACCTGCTTGGGGAATATTTCGCTCTCTCCATAACCGAGGGCCGCGGACATATGTTGCAGAGCCTTCTGCATGTCCCTTGCTTCGACCCACTCTTTGGAAAACAGAAAGCAGTGTGCGCCGCCAGACTTAGAACGGCAGACGACAAGTGGCAGCTTCAGCCGCCTAATTTTTTCAATAATTAACTTATGGTCAAGCGGATACTGGTCGATGTCGATACAACCCCACTTGCAACAGTTATCTTCGTTGATGGGAATAATGCCAAGGCCGCTCCCCTTTCCTGACAGGTGGTTCTCCCAAAGCTTTTGGGTCCGAGGTTCGCGTACTACGCCTGCCTTACCCTTGGCTTTGCCATTGGCTCCTGTCTTCTCTATTTTGAAGTAGCCATAAGCTTCCTTCAGTCCATCGAATATGGACGCGAACTTCTCGACTGACATTGTTGCCCCCTACGGAGAAAAATGCGGCGGAGCCGAAGCCCCGCCGCAACGATGACTTAGAACGGTGTATCGCCGCCCACTCCATCTTCCGTATGTTTGACAACAACGTCGCCAGCCGTGATGCTGTCCGCGAACCCTTTAGCTCTTCCGTACAAGCTTGCATCGGTAATCGGGCCATCTACAGACATTTCCCAACCGTGCCACGAGCCTTTTGAGTTTTCCTCTTGAGCCGTTTTGAGGTGGTAAATGTGGGAGAACCGAGGCGGCGTGAACGGCCCGTTCTTCCCCTGCATTTGGCGCGACGCCATCATGCTGTTCCACTTACGCGACTTCTTGAGCTGCGTAGATTTCATAGCAATGAGGGCTGTCTCCGCACCGCCTTCTGGGTTCAACAGAATGACAAAGTGTTGGTGAGTTTCCTCGATGTACTCACCGTTGCCGTCGACAACATAGTCTTTGTTGTCTTCAGTAGAGCGTTGAGTTTCGGGTCGGTTATCACCGGGCTCGTAAATTGCCACGGGCGCACCGGTTCCGCTGCCACGCGGAGCCCACCGGATAAACCGACGCTGGTAAGCACACGGAATGACACGAATGCCGTCCTTACCTTTGTAGATCGCACCAGTGACGGTGTTATAAATGTCGCCCTTACGAGCATTCTCGTTTTCATCCAATACAGGGTCATTACCTGACAGAACTTTGAGGAAAGGAAGCGCAAAGTCTTCTTGCCCCATGTTCTCCATGCCACGGCCTGCATCGGCTTCAAACATTGATGGATCGAACTCCATAATTTCTGAGTTCTTCTTAGTTGCGACTGCTTTAGTCATGATTATTTACTCCTCTTGATAACTGCACGTTGGCCAACCCATGCTCCGAAAAGCTCCATAGGAAATGCTTCCCCTTCTTCCACGCGTTCTTTGATAAAGGCGCGTAGCGTCTGCGGATGGATTTCTGTCTTTTGCTCGGGAACATAGCCTTGTTGCTGCGCGAATGCAGCGAACGAACTTGCTAAATCGTCTTCTCCGCGTCCAAACTGGCAGAGGACAGTATTTTTGATAATGTCATCGTACCCGTGTTCACGCAGCCACTCGTAAGCAGCCGGACGATTGTCTACGAGGATTGAAGCCCCGTAGGTTTGTTTAACCTCAACGGTTGAACCGTCATCTAGGCTAAACGAAGAGATGCCGATTTCAGCAAGCATGGCTGGCATTTCTTCATCCGTGAGCTTCAGAAGAGTTTTCTTCTCTTCCTTGAGGGTTTCCTCAAGGCGTGAGATAGTTTCTTCTTTGTCTCGGATTTGGCGGGCCAAAGCGGCTACCGAAGTGAGCCCCTGTTGGTCTACTTTTTCAACAGACGAAGCTAGGGTCTCCTCGAAGTCTTGCTCCATCAATTTCGTCAAGTCATCACTCATCGTGTTTCTCCTGTCGTGGTTAAAGGCACCGGTTGGGCCTTGACAAAAACAGATAATATCTTATACCATAAATCTGTCAAGAGGTTTTTTTCACAGGACACACAAGATGGGATTCGAGTTCAAAACACAGCCCTACGACCACCAGCGCAAGGCGCTCAAAGACTCGTGGTCCGCGGAGTATTACGCGCTCTTCATGGAGATGGGCACGGGGAAGTCGAAGGTGGCTGTCGACAACATAGCCATCTTATACGAAGCCGGGAAGATCACGGCGGCATTGATAGTCGCTCCGAAGGGAGTGTACGACAACTGGGTCCGCGGGGAGATACCGGCGCATCTTCCGGACAGGATCGTGCGCCACGTTATGCGGTGGAGCCCCGTGAAGACGCAGAAGTACGAGAACGAGCTGAAGGGCTTCATCATCGACAAAGACCAGAAGCTCAAGATTTTTGTCATGAACGTCGAGGCGTTTTCGTCGGAGCGCGGCTTTGAGGCAGCGCAGGCGTTCTTGCACCAGAACCCGGACAACATGATCGTCGTGGACGAAAGCACGACCATAAAGAACCGCAAAGCGCAGCGCACGGCCAACCTGATTAAGCTGCGCGACTTGGCCAAGTACCGCCGCATCCTGACCGGATCGCCGATCACCAAGAGCCCGATGGACCTGTTCTCGCAGTGCGAGCTGTTAAAAGAAAAGTGCCTTGGGTTTAACAGCTACTTTGCGTATCAAAGCCGGTACGCGAACGTCCAGAAGCGCACCATGGGCCACCGGAGTTTCCAACAGATTGTCGGCTATCGCAGGCTGGACGAGCTGTCTGAGAAGCTGGACAAGATCAGTAACCGGACGCTGAAAGAAGACTGCTTGGACCTGCCAGAGAAGGTCTACATCAAGCGGTTTGTTGATCTGACGCCAGACCAAGAACGGGTCTACAACCAAATGAAAAAGCTGGCGCTGGCCAAGCTGGAGACTGGAGAGTTAGCGACGACGGCCAGTGTGCTGACGCAGATCATGCGCTTGCAGCAAATCTGCTGTGGCCACTTCCAGCCCGACGACGAAGACATAAAAACCCTGAAGAACAACCGCATGAGCGAGTTGATGGATTTGATCGAAGAAGTCAACGGTAAGGCCATCATTTGGGCCACCTATACGCACGACATCCTGAACATAGCGGCCACGATCAGGGAGCGGTTTGGAGATGACAGCGTAGCGTGTTACTACGGCGGCACTCAGCAAGACGACCGGCAGGACATTGTTAACCGTTTCCAAGACAAGCGTGACCCGCTGCGGTTCTTTGTGGGTCAACCTAAAACAGGCGGTTACGGCATCACCCTGACGGCGGCCAACACGGTCATCTACTACTCAAACAGCTATGACTTGGAGATACGCCTGCAATCTGAAGACCGGGCGCACCGTATCGGCCAGACAAACAAGGTCACCTACATTGATCTGGTCTCGCCCAACACCATCGACGAGAAAATCCTCACCGCGCTGCGGAGCAAGATTGATATTGCCGGGGAAGTGCTTGGCGAAGACGCCAAGGATTGGCTGCGTTAGTAAGCGTCCCGCTTACCAGCCCGGATGACCTCTAGGAACCGCTGGGCTTCGTCTTGCGACATGGGGCGCATCTCTTCATGCAGCTTTTCGTCGTAGGATCGCAGTTCTTGGTGCGAAGGGGCCGTGGGCCATTTGATACCGCTTTGCTGTGCGCGTTGCGCGGCTTCTTCTACGTCTAGTATTTGTCCATCCCAGACCGTTGGGATTAGCGTTGGTGTCCCGTCTATGTCAACCTGCGCCGTATACACGGTTGAGACAGAGCCGTCTTCATTCTGGACGGCTTTACCCTCTGCAAGGTTGCGGTAATGGTGTTCTAGGATAGGGTCCATTAAGGTGTTTCATCCTTGCTTTGTTCGTACAACGCCTCAAGCGTTCCCAGCCGGATAGTTAACTCATGTACGCGGTCTTGCATCCGTCGCAATTCTTGTATGTTTCTGTCTGCTGCCTCAAGCAACATGTCTTGTCGAGCATCTGCGGGTAACGAGCCAAGTTCCCCCCGAGGCCATTTGATACGAAATTCTGTGTTTGCGTTTACTTCAACCGACCGCATTTCCAACTTGTGTTCAAGTGTCGTGAGCCGCGATCCGACTGTAAAGTACGCCATTGTCGCTGCCGCTGTAAAAAAGATCATTGCCAGCAAGTTTTTCAGCGGGATGGTTAGGTCTGTGTTTTCGCTTATTCTTGCCATAGCACGAGGGTAGGCTCCTTTAGCCTTTCTATTTCGCGAACGGCGCGTACTGCCGGTAGAAGTCAATCCCGCGCTGCGCTTCCGGACCTTTGGGCTGTTGCTGCATGATGTTCGGTATATACGGGCGTGTAACGGCCTCTTCTTCCATAGGCTGGGCAAAGATGTTCCCGATGCCTGCCATCAGATATTCGCTGTTTGCCCGGAAATCCATGTCTGGCGGAGTGTAAGACACCGTGCCGAGGTCATCAGGTCTACGTCTTGGAAGCGGGGGTGGATCAGGTCTACGTCTTGGAAGCGGGGATGGATCACGATTTACGCCATGGATTTGTGCGACGTAGTTGCGGGTTTCTTCAAACGGCGGAATACCGCCATATTTGCGGACATTACGGGGGCCCGCGTTGTAGGCAGCAAGGGCCAAGGGCACCGTGCCGAACTGGTCGATCATGCGACGCAGGTAACGCGCACCGCCGCGGGCATTGTCTATCGGATTGTTTGGATCGACGCCCATCTCTTGCGCAGTTGCGGGCATGAGCTGCATCAAACCGATAGCGCCAGCTTCGCTTCTGGGGCCTTGGCGGCCTTTATTTTCGGTGTACATCACGCGTAAATACAGCTCTGGATCGACGCCTTCTTCCATGGCGACATCGACCGGGTCAAAGCCGTAGTCGTTCATGACCTTTTCGCGCATTGCAGTCAGTTCTTCATTGCCAATGGGGGTGACTACTCCCCCTTCTCTATAAATTCTTTCTCCTAAATTTCTTATAAGACCTCCAGAGCTTCCCTCTTCTCCACGCTCTGGAAAACTACCCGTGTGTATTGAGGGCTTCACGTTTGAAGAGGAGTAGCCATTTGTTTGCTGCGGCTGCGGCATATTTTGGAACTGGCTCATCATGTCTTGGTGGTATTGTCCGCCACCGTAACCAAAGCTTTCTTCTGCGCCAAAATGTGCGCGTTCTGCTTGGTCAACTAGATCGACAAACGTTTTAACGTCTTCTTGTACGTTATTCTGTACGTTTTCCATGGCGGTTTTGCCATAAGTAGCCATCAGATAGTTTTGGTAATTTTTAAGTGGCGAGCCTTGTATGTCTGCCATCTGCGAGCCAAACATCATATCCTGACTACGCATACGGTCTTCAAACAAACCGCCAATGCCTTGCATGGGTTGCTGCATCTGCATGGGTTGCTGCATCTGCATGGGTCGCTGCATCTGCATTTGTTGGTTTGCTAGTTTTGCTTGTTGTGCCTGCTGCACTGGCGCAGGCAACATTCTAATTGAATCTGCAAATGCTAATCCGGGAACCATGCCGCCCTCCTTAAATCCTATGGCTGACGAGCCGAACCCGGACATGCCAGCCAAGCTGACTTCGGGCTGGGTGCCAAAATTTTCACGACCGGCAATGTAATACTGACCGGGCGATGTCATGACCTGCTGCGCCGTCGCTGCGGTATTACCACGGCGGATAGCGCGGCCTTCGGCCTGCTTCAGGAACGTATCGACATCCGTCTGGCCAAAACCCGGATCGTTTGGTGCGACAGGTACATCGCCGCCTTCAAACACAGGCGCGGTTTGGAACCATTCGCCCGGAGACGCTACAGTGCCAGACCAGTCGGCATAAGGTGTTGTGCGGTCAGTCGCGTTCCATGCTGCGATGGCCGCGTTGTAGTCTTCTGCCTTTTTCTTCCAAGCTTCGAGGTCCGCGTTGTACTTGTTCACCGTCTCGTTGAAGGCGTCCACTTTTCCTTGGTAGACGCCCGCTTCGGTTTTGTATTTATCAAGCGCCGCGTTGTAGATATTAATCCTATTGTTGTAGTCTTTTAGGATGTCTCTATCTGCTTGGTAATACCGGGCTTCGGGGCCGAAGTACTGGAGGATCGACATATCAACCCCCCATCAAGCTACTAATACCGACGAGGTCGCGGTCTTCTGGGAATAAAGCTGCATACCTAGTCCGATCCACAGGGCCCGAAGACTGGATGGGTGGCCGTTGTGGGGCCGCGGACGCCTGTTGAACCGGACTAGGTGCAGCCCCGCCGCCCTGAGTGGGAAGTTGGGCGGGCGGAACCAGTGCCCCTTGCTGGTTAGGCGGGGGCAAAGTTTGTTGTCTAACGGGTGGAGGCGGAGGCGCAGCCTGTTCTGGTGCCTCATACTCTTCGGTAAGCTCTTCATCGACAGCACGGATACCGATTGGTAAACGACGGCCTGTCTGTCTTGCCAGAGGATCAACAATCTTCGTAATTTTATCGAGCACCCTGTCTTTCATCTTTGCGTCTTGGATTTCTTTCATCACTTCAGCAAGAAGCTTCGGATTACTGAACATTTGCGTCATGATTTTGATGCGCTGGGTCTCTGGGCCGCGGAGCAAGAGACGCTGCACAAGGTCCGAACCGGTTTGTTCAGCGATTAGGCCCCCGCTCATTTGCGGCATACCCAAGAATTTCTTCAACTGGTTTTGTGCTGCGGCACCAGCGGTCGCACCCGCAATCCGTACGTAAAACAGCTTGGCCATGCTGGGGTTTTTGAACAGCACGTTTTCAAAATTGTTTGTAGCAAACGCCTCATCAATGCCACGGATGGTTTTGACCATCTTTTGCACTTCGGCCATTTCGTCTTCTGTGGCCAAGCCTTTTCGGATGAGGAAGTCACTCATAGAAAGCTTGGCACGAGGGTCTACCCCGGGTATCTGTGTAAACAACTCCCGCTGTAACACCTCGCCATTAGGCAAACCGACGGTGTTGTTTGCTTTGCGCAGCGCGTTGTTAAAGATGGCCGATTTTAGACCCTGCAACGCTTGCTCTTTAGTGAAATCAGCGCCTTTGTAGTCAGCCTCATTGACCATGCGATAAAGCGCATTTAGCGCCAAACTTGGTTTTTCGGCAGCTAAAGCTTGAGCAACTGCTTTGCCTGGGTCTTCGTACTGAAGCACCCAGTGGAAAGCCTTGGTGCCGTAGTGATCGGTTAATTGTTCGTCGGTCATGCCGCGGCGAGCAGCTTCTGAAGGCTTTATTCGAAGCGCTATGTCATCCACTGTTCCATCAAACGCTCGCTGCGCGGATTGCGCAGTAGCTAAATCCGCCTCAAGGTCAGGGATGAGGGCAAACAGTTCTTTAGTGCCGGGCTGTTTTTTCCAGGTTTCAAGCTTTGTGGGGTTAACCACAAAGGTCTCGATCATCTCATTCGGATTAGCCGGGTTTGGAGTGGACTTTTTGTCCACTACCTTGCTCAAAGAATCGCGGAGCGCGGCGCTCATAAGCTCGTCAGCGTCCATTGCCCGAACGGCTTCTTCGGTAAACCCTGCTTCGTCAATTAAGAATCGACCGGCTGCACGGATTTGGTCAAATCGTCTTGCCGTGCTGAGGTTACCCCCGCGGAAAGCTTCATCCAGTAGGTTCTTCGGGTCCAAAATAAGACCGCGGTTACGGTCAACACCTTGCAAATCACTTAAAAAGCTACGCGTAAATACGTTGTTTCGAGCAAACGTATAGGCGCGGGCCGTGTTGTATGCCTCAGAAGCACCATCACGTTGACCGGTCAAATCGCGTAGCAAGGCATCGTTGATTTTGTCCAGACGCTGCGCGTTGACAATATCGCCCGCCTTGCGAAGTTGTGCGGCTTTATTCATCAAGCCTGAGCGCATTTCAAAGAACTTTTGCGCGGTGGCCGGGTTGCGGCCTTGTCCGTCTTGGAAGTATTGAGCTAGATCGTCCAGATCGTCCTTGTACTTACCCAAAGCAGTGTTCAATTCACCCTGAGAGCCTTTAGAGGAGAAGTTTAAACCACCTCGGCTGGACGGACGGCCAAGCAATTGCAGCACGTTCGGCTGGTTAATCCTACGACCGTTAGGAGCATAGAACTCTGTCAGCCGGAAATTTTTGACTTCAGACCAAAGGCGACGCTCACGCGTTTTACTAAGATCAATCTGGTTTTCCAGGACTTTATACAATTTCCCTGACAAGTCTCCGCGTTGAGACAGTTCTCCCGGTTCACGACCCAAGACCCTACCGGCAGCAGTCATCAGGTTGGCGACTGCATTATCTAGGTTGTCGAGGATGTTCTGCTCAAACAAGCCTTGCTGAATGCGGGCAGCCATGGCAAGTGCAGCAGGATCGCCCGTAGACGCCAACGCTCGTACAGCGTTAATAGCACCTGCTTGTAACTCTTCGCGACCAGTACCTGTTGCGGCTCTAAGGTCCGCACTGGATTTAGCCAGCTCCTGCTGAATAGTCTGCATGGTCGGCGAGAAGGGTAAGCCTTCCATTGTCGCAAGGTCGGCAACCGTAAGCTGGATGGGCTTACCATCCGGACCTTTCCGCTCTACCGCAGCCGCTTCACCTAGGGCCGCGATAAACCGATTAAGCTGCTCTTCAGCAGTTTCTATTACCTCACCCGTCTGCGGGTCAATGCGAGGCTTATATTCTTGAGATTTTTGAAGCGCTGAAATGATTCGCTTTCCGACGTCTTTTTCAAGCTTGCCGCGCATAATTCCTTGTCGAGCAGTTTCATCCGTAGCTGTGCCCCACCACTCACGCATAGTGCGGAACACACCACGCATAAGTTCTGGGCCTGAATCTACAGCCAGTTGCGCCGGGATAGGAATAACCAAAGAACCAATTAATTCGCCACCGAATCGAGCGGTCTCATCATAAGGTGCCGCCTCTTGCGCAATAGCAGCCCCCAGTCCGGAAGCGCCTGCAACAGCCCCTTCGGCGAATAAGAACCTGCCCGGCTTGTCACGGGCCGCGGCCAAAGATTTTTCAATGCCGCTTTCAATGCCACCTACAACACGTGTGCCGACGGGCCCTTTGCGAGGATCAAAAAGGTAACCCGCCGGGTTAAATTTGGTAAAACCCAAGTCCTTACCTAATGCCCCACCAAACATTTCACCGCGTTCGCTGGCCACTTTGCGAGCGTTTTGGGCTTTTTCAAAAAGCTTGGCCGCCGCTCTCTCAGACAATCCTGCATCGCGGGCCGCGAGCTGGAAAGCTTGGTCAGCTACGTCGGTGAATTTACCAGAAGAGACGTTTTTGAAGTTTTCAAGAAATTCAATAGCGCCTGTTTTGGCTTTAGGAACAGACGAGAAAAGTTTCCATGGCGACGCCAACATTGACAGGGCGATCATGGCTGTTTCAGCGCCGCGGTAGTGGGGCTCAAGGGAAGGAATAACGGGGTCCGCTTCTCCAATAAGGGCGTCTTCAGCCTCACCAGCGGCTAGTGCGCCAAGAATAGCGCCGCCAATACCGCCGATTCCGTAAACAATACCTTTGGCTGCAAGACCGGGTAATCCAAGAGGCGGGATCAGCGCTACAATAGGGGTCACTGTTGCTAAACCCGTTTTAAAACCAGCGGCTGCTCCAATTGCCTCCGGTATTTGTCGGGCTGCACTCGTAGCAATCGCTTTTGCTTCGGGGATGAAAAAACTGTCATCCGCCGGGTCGAATTTTCCAAAGTCTTCGACGTTGGTAAATAGCGTCAGAATTTCCTCATCAGAAATTTGACGTTGGTCTGGCGCTAAACCTTTGTAGCGATCAAGCTGGTCTAAAATTGGGTGTGTACCATTTTTAAGCGCTTCACGCGTTAAAGGTACACCACCTACATCTAACTCATCGTTCGCAATAGACAGGATGCCGTCCACTGCATTGGCCAGCCCCTGCGTCTCCATCAGGTTTTCAAACTGAGGTCTTGTCAGATTAATTAAAGCGCCATCTGCCATGTCAAAACCCCTTTACCTTTTTCTCATTTGCAAGATTTGCGAGCGAGCATTCCCCCGACTTTGGTCGTTTTCCGTTCTCGTCACAGCACCGGGGTCTTTCGCAGGGGAAGCAAACCCACGCTCAAATGCCAGAATCTCATTGTAGAGAACCTTCATCTGATCCATGCGTGCACGTGCAGACGTCACTTGGTTTTCTCTGTAACCAGAAGAGTCACCGCCGTATTCGGTTAATTTAGCAGCTTCAATCTGCATTGCTTGCTCAAATCCGTTGCGCAGTGCTTCCAAAGAGGCAACGGCATCGGCGTCTGTCTTCAAAAGTAAACCGCCGGGACGTAAGTTTTTCGTCTCTTTCTCAATAAGCTCCTGCACAAACTTGAGAACACGGTCACCTTGCAGGTTCGTAGAGAATTGCAACATGTCGTTAGCAAAGGCAGTAAGCGTAGCCTGCGCCCTTTTGTGCTCTTCCGCCGCTTCCGACGGTACGCCCTTGACAAGTTCCGCATAGCCTTCAGAAGCCATACTTACCAAGCCGGGATAGATACGAGATAGACCGATTACTTTGCCGTAATCAATGTTCTCGTCGAACCGGTTGGGTTTAGTAAGGCTCCAAACATTAGATTGCTTGTTAACTGTGCCATCCGGGTTAAAGATTTGGCTAGTTGCCTGCCCCAAAGTCTTCGGTGCCTCTGGCTCGGGAGGCGTACCGACCCCACCGCCGCTCGGGTCAAGGTTAAGCTGTCCAGCAATCGTGCTGTAGAACGTCGGGTTACCTTTCTGGATCGCAGCCAAGACACGTGGTGCCAGTTGCGTCGCAGACCCTTTGACGTACCGACCACGCGCGGCGTCGTAGACTTCATTGTTCTTCGGATCAATGTAGTCGAGGACAAGCTGCTCAAACGTAGTGGTCTCGTTACCAAGGGTGCCGTTTGCGTACTGATCCAGACGATCTGGGTTAGTAAGGTACGAAATGGTGTTGGTTTTCGCCTCGCTGCCCAGTCGCGTTGCGTTTGCAGCCGACCGGTCCAGGGCCAACTTACCATACTTGTACGCTTCATCCAGCGCTTGAGCGCGTTCTTGCAGAGTAAGCGTCGCATCGGCACGAGTCGCACCCCGTAGGGCGAGTTTGTTGTCGAATTCACGGTTAACCTTGGCAATACCGCGGTCGATTTCAGCCTGATCCGACGTGAATTTCTGCATTTCTTCCTGCATAAGCTGTCGGAATTTCTGGTCGCTGAGTTGCAGGTTTTCACGCTGTGCGCGATCAAGTGCAGCTTCAGCCGCCGTAAAGGCGTTTTGGAACGTTTGGGCTTCGCGAGCGATAGCGCCTTTGTGGGTGGCCAACGCAAGGTTAAAGTTATGGCCGCGGTCCATGCGCTCCAATTCGTTAGTGTTAAGGATACCGTCACGTTTAAGCTGTTGGTCGAACGCCAATCTGTTTTCAGCAATACGCAATTCGCTACTAAGACGCATGTTGTCACGCTCAAGCTTGTTGCGGAGGTTAATAGCTTCTTTCGTTTGAGCGCCTTGCAAGCCCAAAATCGCTGAGTCGTTCTGGAACTTCAGGTCTTGTAGACGTGTAGTAAATTCTTGCTGACTTAATCGGTCGGCGTTTTGGAAGTCAAAGTCCATGTTCTTCAGCGTGATTTGATGCGCACGATCTAAGCGCGACTCACTTGCTGCGAACGCGTTTGCCTCTTTTTGCAAAGCAGCCTTAGCTGCTGCGGCCTGTTCTGCCGCCAGCGTAGTTTCTGCTGCGCCCAAGGCTTGTAGGTCCAAAGCGCGTTCTTCACGCTTTTGACCTTGTTTAAACTTTTCTAGCTCACCAACCCGTGCGCCGATGTTACCGAGAGGCTGTACAAACGCTGCGGCAAGTTGTTCTGCGGGGGTGCCCCCGGGCTTTCCAGCGCCGGAAGCGAACAACAAACCACCCTGTGCGATGTCAAACAGCATCTGGGCTTGCGTCATCCTTTTCTGCTCTTCGAGGTCAGCCGCTTGCTGGGTCGGATCAGTTAGCTGTCCATACAGCGCACGTCGCTCGTTAAAGAGCTGTTGCGCACGTTCGTTGGGCATGGCGACGCCGCCCGGAGCAAAGTATTGAACCGCGCCGCCTAAGTTAAAATTTACAGGAGCTGGGCCTCCTTGACCCGGCATGGGTTGCTCTTCAGCCCCCATGTTGACCGTCGACATAATGCCGCCAGCCATATCGCCTGTAACAGGAGTGTTCATGGTCTCCGGAGCCAGCCCTCCAATCCCCTGATCGACCGCTGCGATCTGCATAATCGGTTGAACCAGCGTCAGAACCGAATCTGGCGTCTGAGCCGCATCTGCGTCACCAACTACACCGGCGAGTTCCATCCGACGCTCTTGAAGAGGTGCCTGATCGCCGCGGATCGTGTTGATGATCTGCTCGTAATCTTCAGTTTCGGCTGCCGCATCCAAGTTACCAAACTGGCCAGCCGCTTGTTGCAGCATTGATTCCAGCATTGCCGGGTCAATTCCTTGCTGCATCGCGCCCACTGCCGCCTGATCCATGCTCGCATCAGCCGGAACCGGCATACCAGCAACGCTAGGTGCCGGAGGCATCCCTTGCGGTGCAGGTCCAGCCATTGGAGGTGCCATCATCGGATCACCCCCCATTTGCATTTGACGAACGTAGCCGCCATTGCGGAACATTTGTCTGTCCATTACGCTTCTATTCATTAGAATAACCCCGCTTTCGATGCGCCGCCGTAAGCCGACAGACCTGCTATGCCCAAGCCAAGGATTTGCTGGGCTGGTGAAGGAGTAGGCGCTGTAGTGCCTGTGATACTTTGTTGAGACGACGGAGCGCCTTTATAAATATCTGACAGGAATCCCACCCGTTGATACGGCTCGTAAAGTTGCTGCAATTGGGACTGCCGTTCTGCTTCGAGCGTTGCTTGCTGTTGAGCCTGTTGTTGCTTGCCGACGTCGAACAGGAAGCCGGCTTCTTTTTGGCCCATAGTTTGGCTGAGTTCGCCAAGAGACGCCTGACGTAGACCAAGAGTGCCAAGAGCTTCGCCTTGAGCAAGGCCAAGTTGACCGTATTGAGCGCCCAGACCACCAATGCCTTCGCCTAAACGGCCAAGTAGTTCTTGGCCTTGAATACCGAGTGCGCCCGCCGCTTGAGCGCCTTGTACGCCCAATCCAGCCTGTGCCTGACCTAATTGACCAGCCTGCATAGCGGTCTGTGCGCCAAGTTGTTCGGCAGACAAACCAGTTTGACCTGCTTGCGCCGCAATATTTGCTTGTGCTTGAGCGCCTTGAAGTCCCAAAGCGCCAGCTTGACCAGACAACTGGCCTGCCAATTGAGCTGCCGACAGCCCTGTGTTGGCTGCCAACTGCTCTAAACTCATGCCCGTCTGAGCAAGAGCCTGCGCGTTAGCAGAAGCCAACTGCTCGCCAGATAGACCAAGCTGACCGGCAGTTTGAGCTGCCGAAATGCCGAGCTGACCAAGTTGGCCAGCACCTTGCTGCGCCAGTTGCTCTGCCGACAGACCCATCTGACCTGCTTGTTGCGAGGTTTGGGCCAAAAGCTGTTGTGCCGACAAGCCTGTTTGAGCTTGCTGCTGGAGAAGCTGCCCGGCTAATTGCTCGGCAGTCATGCCAAGCTGTGCTGCTTGACCTGCGAGCTGACCTTGAAGCTGTGCCGCGGACATGCCCAACTGACCCGCCAACTGCTCTGCACTCTGACCGAGCTGGCCAGACTGCGACAAGTTTTGTGCGGCAAGCTGTGCTGCGGCCAACTGTTGCTGACCGGCCTGACCAAACGCAGACAACCCAAGTTGCCCCATTTGACCGGCCTGTGCCGCCGCCAATTGTTCTGCGGACAAGCCATACTGTGCGGCAAGCTGTTCTGCGGACAATCCCGTCTGAGCAGCAAGTTGTTCTGCGGACATACCAAGCTGGCCGAGCTGACCAGCTTGGGCTGCCGCGAGTTGCTCTGCTGACAGGCCCAATTGGCCTGCTGCTTGAGCTGCTTGAAGAGCGGTTCCAGCGCCTTGTGCGCCGAGGGCTCCGGTAAGCTGTGCGGCTTGCTGGCCACGCGCTTGTTGGGCTTCAAATGCTTGTTGTGCGCGTTGTGCTGCGCTTTCAAAACCGGCCTGACGCATCTGAGCGGCAGTGCGGCCTTGCTGTTCCAGCACGTTTCGTGCCAATTCGGCTTCGGCCACCGCTTGGCGAGACCCGCCAAACGCGCCTTGGCCAACGGCTTGGGCACCGAGCTGCTGACGCTGAATTTGACCAGCCCGAGCGACATCTGCCAGTGCTTGCTGCACTGCGGCGTCCTCGTATTGGTTCATGAACACGCCGGTAGCGGTCGGGTCAAAAGCACCAGTGGTGCCCGCCAGACCTGCAATGCCTTGCTGCGCCGTAGTGGTTCCAAGAGCGCCCGCTTGCTGTAAAGCACGAGCCGCGTCAGCCGTAATACCGCGAGCGCCGGTTACAGCCTGTTGGCTACCCGCCAAAGCACTTTGATATGCCCCGGCCCCGCCGGTACGGGCTAGATCAGCGATACCTTGGGCTCCGGTGGCAGCTTGATCTGCTACACCACGAGCGCCTTGTACGCCAGCTTGGCTTGCCGCCAAAGCGTCTTGATACGCGCCAATACCGCCTGCTGCGGACTGTTGTGCTGCGAGCCGCGCTGCGTCAGATACGCCACCCAGACCGGCTGCCGTGCCTGCCGCACCCAAACGTGCGCCAAGACCGGCTTGTGCTGCAATATCCGCGCCAGATAGCCCGGCTGCGCCAAGAGCTTGCGCTCCGGTGCCTGCCACGCCACGCGCTGCGCCAGTTACATCAGCGGTTCCGAAACCGGATTGCTGTGCAACGTCCAGTGCGCCTTGTCCAGCGGCGGCCAAGCCTTGTTGACCAGCCAACGCCTGAAGACGGGCTTGATCGGTAGCTTGGAGTAAATTCTGTTGTGCAAGATTGGCTGCTTGGGTGGCTTGTGTGCCCATAGCGCCGTAAGTGCGAGCGCCTTCAGTAGCTCCGGCAAGATTGGTGCCAAGAGCGCCGAGCTGTGCTTGTCCACCAAGACGGGCTGCTTCTGCTACGTTGGCCGCGGTCCCCGCAGCGCCAACCATGCCTTCTGTTGCAGCACCAATACCGCCGGGAATGGCATCATAGGCGGCAAGCTGGTCGGCAGCGGATTGCGCTGCAATCGACCTTGCGTTTTCGGCTGCGGTTCCAAGACCACCCGTTGCCGTTTGAACGCCTTGTGCGCCGTAATCCAGTGCGCCTGAAATGCCTTGTTGTGCGGCAGTGATTTGACCGGGAACGTTTGCTGCCGCAGTCGTGTACAGGTTAGACGCTTGAGTTTGGTAAGGCGCTGCGCCAGCCATAACGCCACCCAGCGCCGTCTGCGCGTCGCCAAGGGTGTAGCCAGCTTCTGTTAGATATGGTTGATAGCCGCCAATACCGGCTTCGGCTAGTTCGGTTGCTTTAACCTGAAGGCCAGACATCTCCGCAACCATTTGCGGAGGAATTTGGATACCTTGATCGGCGAGAGCTTTAGCGGATTGGAGGAGGCCTAGTTTATAGGCCTCAATATCCGGGGCTTCGCGGACTATCTGTTCGGTAACTTCAGCCATAGCGCTTATGCCCTCCCGCGGGCTTCAAGATTACGCATGACCGAGTACATGTTCTTGATGCCATTATTAAGGTTCCCGTTGCCTGCGCCTCTTACTGCGTCGGTGGTCATTACAAACTCACCCGGCATTAACATAGCGCGGACGCTGTCCTGCCCCGGAATACCTTCTTCAGGCATGATGCCGCCATTGCGGCGCGGGAAAATTGCTCCACCTTGTGCCGCTTGCGTCACATAAGGACGGGCAAACGGACCACCGGGGGTGCTTCCTCGCAGATACGGTGATGTACCGCTCAAACCATACTGCGTTGGTACTTGGTACGTTGAATATGTTGGCGCTTGTATGGTCAAATCGCTTATAGGTGCCACTGGATTCACGGACCGCGGGACGTAAGTGCCGGTGTTTGGATCAAGCACCAGACTGCCCAACTCTCCGACTAGATACTTGCTCGGGTCGGCATTAATTAAATCTTCGCCAGTAATAATGTTTCCATTTTCGTCACGCGCCGCAATATTAAGCTGCTCCTGCTCCGGTGAAGAAAAGAAGCCAGACGCCGCGGCCACGCCTGTTCCGACCGCGGCCAACGGGCCGTAGGTGCGAATTAAGCCGGGAGCTACAGCCTCTACTGCTTTTTGGGCAGCAGTTCGTTGAGCTGCGTTTGCCGCAAGTGGTGTGACGCCAGAAGCTTGCAGATACTGATTAGCTGACGGGTTTGTAATGACTTCCCCGGCAGGAATTGTGCCGCCGGAAAGAGTGGAGCTTGGCAGGAAAGCGTTTTCCATACCTTGCAAAAAGCTGATGTTATCGTTCGGGTTAAACGCAGCCTTAATACTTTCAACAAAGCCGGGAGGTTCTGCCAAAGTCGGAGCAACCACTGGGCTGCCGAAACCGGTTACAGTTGCCCCTGCCGGAATGTTGCCACCCGCCTGAATTGTGGTAGTTGCGCCGTTCACCAACTGGACATCAACCGGAACGCCCGCGTTATTAGGCCGAGCAATCATCAGATTAGCGTTATACGACTCCTTCAGTTGACTCATCACTGCGTTAGAGGATGTTGGGGTTGGGGTAGCGTTGGATACGGCAGCGGTCGGAGCCCCAGCGTTGCTCAATTCAACCGAAGCGGTAGTCGCATCTGTCGGAGCCCCAGCGTTGCTCAATTCAACCGAAGTGGGGGCCGCTGTCGGAGCAGCGGTTGGAGCAATGTAATTGCTAAAGAAGGTCTGCTGACCAGCGTTCGCGGCCCGTGCTGCCTCGCCACCAAAGACGTTTGAAAGAGAGGTTTGAGCGCCAGAAATAGTCTGACTAAAACGACCGATAGGGTCGGACAAGCTGGTCTTAATGTTTTCAAAGAAGCCGCCTGAAGTACCGGTAAGTCCGCTGAATACCGCACCGGTAGCACCAGCAATAAGCGCTGATTTAAGCGCATCTTTGATACTTCCGCCTTGGATAAGCGTCCCGATACCGGAGCCAAGCGCTGAACCGAAGATAGGTCCGAGAGGCGTGAACGACAAAGCGATAGGAAGGATGATCGGAGCCACCTTCTTAATCACTTTAACCACGGACTTAACAGCTTTTGCGACCTTTTTAACCAGCTTCTTGAAGAAAAATTCTGCCGCGCCCGTATTTGGGTTGATACTATTTGCTTCAGAACCAACAACGTAACGCTCGGGGTCTTCGACACCCATATCACGCAGACGCTGAAAGATGCCTTCTTTCAGAGCTTCGTCTTGCTCAATCAAGGCCAGAGGAATTACGATTTCGCCGGTTTGGAGGTGAGCGACGACGTCGTCGCCTTCGCGACCCATAGCCGCCATTTTCTTGGTCAGCGCAGAAAACTGGGCAATGCCCTCGTCACCATACTCTTCTATTCCGTCATCATCTGGACCATACGCCGCTTCAATTTCGGCATCATCCATGATAAAGTCACCAATACCACCGTCGGGAACGGTCATCTCGTCGAGTTTTTGATTTGCGTTTGCCATTATACCGCTCCACCAGTGATACTTTCAGGCATTGTCACCTGAATTATTGTACTTCTCTTCTCTCCCCCAGTCCACGAAGAACCGCACTGAGGGCAATTCCCGTCAGGATAAGAAGCTACTTCTTCTGGTGTATCGACCTCGTTACTACAATTAACGCAATGAACAATGTCCGTGCTAGTCGACGTCAGCCATTTGCTTCCATTCGGCATTGTGATGATGGTTTCATCAGTCATAGCTTTTCCTCACAACTGGAGCTGGGATACATTTAACAGCACCGAGGGTGCCGACGGCGCAAAGGCTGATGCCGCTAATGCGTCCAACAAGACGTTTGTATCGTTAGCCGCCCAATACAGCTCAACGTAATCGGTGGCGGCGAGAGAAATCGTGTAGTTCAACGATATGGGCAAATATCCGTTGTTAGCGTCTATTGTCACGGCTCGGGTGGAATCCCCAACATCGGTGCCGTTCTTTCGAAGCCAGAAAAATATGTTTTTAGCACTGGCGCTTGTCGAGGTTAACTGGATCGTCGCGTCGATCTGGTAATAACCCGCTTCCACGACGTTTAACCGCGAGCCGCTGCTCAAGGTCACACCGTTGGTGACAAGCGTACTTGTCAGGGCAATTGCGGCTGCCGTGTTGATAGCCCCTAGCGTTTGATCGACTGTAGCGACAAAACTTCCGTAGTCCAAACCAATTGGAACGGTAGGCCGCACCATGATTTCGCCGTTTGTGGCGTCTACGGTAAGCACCGCAGCGATAACAATCACACCATTGGGTGCCGTTGGGCGCACATTAGTAAGCAAACCCGCTGTTGTCGGGGATGCGTACAAAATATCGCCCACACTCCACGTCTCTGCCCCGGGGCCCGTGGTGTCTATGCCGCGGACTTTTCCATACACAGTGATCGGGCCAATATCTTGATCCGGCATGTCGTGCGTGGCTACACCCACAAAATACAGCTCGTTTGCCGTGTTGTTGGCAATAAAGGGCGCAACTTTGATTTCGCCGTTTACCCCAACAAAACCTACGACTTCGCCATTGTTGATTTGGCTGCCGGTGTCGTTTTTGACCCGCATGTAGGTCTCAAAACCCACCTGCTGGACAACTCCGTCGCCCATCGTAATGTCGACCGTCTCTTCGTTGAGGTTCCAAGCCATCTGGCCGCGGTCCACGTTTCCCGTGGATTGCGTCAATGTCAGCTCTGTAGCCCGCCAAGGGCCCGGGTTGTTGACCTGCTGCAAAAACACAGAAAAGGCCCGCATGATCTCGGCTTGATACCGCTGATCGTATTCCGCGGGAGCCCCCGGGAAGTATGGAAGTACAAGGCCCCGGCTCATCTGCGACCATCCGGTCTTAGTTCGACACGCGGAGTGCCCAAACGCCAGCCTACGCCAGTCTCGGCAGAGGAAATCTTAAACGCAAACGACCTGCCGCGCAGACGTATCCGCACCTCGTCGGTAAACTGCTCTACCGGAACAGTAGCCGTTCGAGTAACCGTGCTTGCCGTCGAAGACGTATAGGCCGCGCCGGGGAAGTTCCTGGTTTCCAAAGTCATAGAAACAAGCGGTGACGGCGCATTTGAACCATCAAACGTGACGTCAGGGATAAGCCTACTCAAGAAGACAAATTGGTCGCCATTACCAAGCGACATCTGGCTGCTTTCAATGTAGGAACTGACCGCAACCGGCGGGTTTACGCTGCCGTCGTCTTGACCAAACTCGTGGAAGTACAGATAGCCGTCCAAACTTGCCGCTATCGGATACTGGTTAATACCACGATCCAGCCAGACTGAACGGGCCATTGATCCGTAGTACCACGCCTGTTCTTTGTAGTTATAAACGACGTAGCGGTCAATATTGTCTGAATCGGCAGACGGGTAGAACCACCAAATTTCGGAAAAGGAAGAGTTTACGCCGCAAGTAACTTTTTCTTTCTGCGACACGTTGAAGTCGTTGAACACATAGGCCCGCACAGAGCAAGGCAGCTTCTGAACTTGACCTGTGTACAGGTAGAACTCTTCGTCGCCCATCCAGAACACAAAATCGTCGACAGCAATGGCCGCCAGAGGGCTGGCAATCGTGATGTTTTCCGAGATGGACTGGATACCAAAGGTAAACGGCGGGCCTAAATACTGCATCGCGTGAAGCGAAACGTCCGTAAACACCAGAATTTGCTGGCGTGTTTCGAGGGCCGTGATAATTTCAGACCCATTACCAATCCGTAGGTCACCAGCCGTATTTGTAGCCGTAGACGACCAAACCAGCGGGTTTTCTTGGTCGGAAAACCGAATCAACAACGGGTCTTGAGTGCCAATATCGTTTTGCGGATCGCAGCCAAACACAATAACGTGCCGGTCGCGGTCCGAAATCAGGACTTGCTTGGCAATCGTCGGAGTCGCCGCGTCTGCACCACCCAAGTCTGAAAGCGCCACGGCCCGTGCAAAAGGTGCCGAGCTAGTCGATTTATCCCAGTAGTAAATACCGCCGTTGCGTATGTTGATGATCAGGTCTTCGCCAAAGTTATCGTGGCTCCAAATACGCAACGTATCGCCGATAGCGGTCAAAGAAGCGCCCGAACCCCACGCACCGCGGGACCAAGTACCTGCGCCCCAGCCTGTACCGGCAACCGTCGTATCTAGACCAGTTAGCACCTGATAAGTGCCAACTACTGCCGCGCCGCCGTTGCCGGTGTCAGACGCGTCGGCTAGAACGGGGACCGGCGTATATTGGCCATTTATTGTTATGTTTACAACCGAATTTACTTCGCGGGCGACAATCTCATAGGAGTTGCTATTTAAGATGTTGGTGATCTGATACTCTTGGTTCAGCACGTCCGCCGTGATGTTACCGCCAAGACTGACCGCGCCAGAAAACGTCACAAAATCGTTCTCTTGTGCGCCGTGGTTCGTGTCGGTTACCGTCAGCGTCGAGGAGCCGTTAGTCGCGGCAAACGTGACATCGCCCGCAGCCGTCGTTTCGCGGATGGGCGTGATGTCGGCGTAAGCGCCGCCTTCATAAATGTAGTATTTAAGATGGGTGCCGACACCAAGATAGCTAGTGCCGTCCAACGCCACAAAAGGATGAAGCGCCCGACAGGTGCCCAAGAAGCTCCTGCCGGACGTTTTTTCCCAGCCCCCAATCTTTTCAGGGGTGCCAAACCGAAACCTTACTTTGTCACAGTCAAACCAGCCTCCTTCGTTGGTATACGAAGTCGTCTCTCGGTTTACTCCGGGTCGGAACTGTAACTTGGTGAATGGCATTTCATCAATTCACTGATTCTGGGGGTTCTTCAACGGCTAGCGACTGTTTGAGCATCCCAACAAAGGCATCCTTGCCGACGCGGAGCTGGTCAAGGTTGAACTGCGCCGAAGCGAGTTTCCTCTCCAAGTCAGCGATGTGATTGACCATCATCTGCTGCTCCGCGCTCATGTCCTCGTACTGGTGCTCAACGTCGTCGATCATAATGGGGGTCTTTTCATTTTTTCCCATTTTTCGCTCCTATGTTATGTGGCGGTTAAGCTGCCCACGGGGTGCCACTACCCTCCGTAGGATTTTGAATTAGCTGTAGCTGTGCGGCTACATTCGCCTCAATAGAGGCAACCTCGTCAGCACCAAGGGCGTCCTTCGTCCACTGAAGTGCCTGCGCCTCGGTGATATCGGCATAGGGCGTAAAGTTCGACAGGTCATCCGTGGGGATACCCACAGAGCCGTAGACCCGTGCCTGATTACCGGAGGCATCTTTGTCGATGCACTGCCAATGAGAGTTGTTGACCACGTCAGATTTGCCGTCGAGAGACACAGCGTAATCAAGTTGTACGATAGACCAAGTGATTGCCATTTGTTTTGCTCCTTATCCTATAGGGTTCCAACCCGAATTGTCCGGGTCGATTTCGTCGAGCCACGCATCACGCAGCTTTGGGTCTTCCTGCATATGTTCCTGCCATTGCCGCTCATTGATCTGGCCGCTGCGGTAACAGGCGATGAGAAGTTCTTGCTCGGTCATCACAGCGCCGCAATCATAAATGCGAGGAGTTCATCGTACCGGATTCCGTAACGCTCACCAGCTTCGAGGCCCAGTTTAATTACGTTGCCTTCATCGTCTGTTTCTTCTGGCTCCGCTTCCCACGTATCGTGGCACAGCAGCGCATAGCGTGTGGCGTCAAGACCTTCTGCCGCAAATGCCGCGATAACTTCCTGTGCAATCACGCCGACATGGATGCGTGCATCGTCGCCTTTGAGCGCAACCGCATCATTGTATTTGAACTTTTTAACGAGCCCTTTGAGCGCGACAGCGACGCGCCGCTCGGCATCATCAAGATTGGCAACCTGCTGCTTTTCTCGTTCGTCGGACGTGTTGATAGTGCCGGTTGCGGCGTAAACGACCGACCAGCGGTACGAGGCTGATCCAAGCGTTTGCGTGTTGTCACCGCCGGGACGCAAGACACCGCCGCCTTCGATAATCAGACGTTGAATTGCATCTGTTGTAAATACGAGCGCATCAGCACCACTGTTATACAGCCAGCTTTCGCCGTTACTGCGTCGGCTAATCAGGAAGTTATTGGCAGACCCTACGTTATTAACATAGATGTCAGTGTTAGTTGCAGCCGTTAGCTGATAGAAGTTTGCTACGGGTGCCGTTGTACCACGTACATCAAGTTTGAAGGTTGGAGATGTAACACCAATACCGACGTTACCGCTGCTGTCTATTGTTAATCTTGTATCACTAGCTAAAGAACTCCATGAAGATGCAATTTTGTACTTGTTGCCATCACTATTATCTACTCCCGCAGACCAACCATATTCACCAGCAATATCATAAGAAATGAAAGGATCACCCCCCGCAGACCCAGCAGTTCTTAGTAGAAGAATAGAGTGTGCAGTAGTAGAAGCATTATTAATATTGTTTAGATAGATCGTAGGTAGATCGTTATTATCCGGATTAGTGTATGAACTACCAGAACTATATATGTGTAGTTTTACAGCAGGACTGCTTGTACCAATCCCCACATTCCCAGCAAAGGCGTTATCAGCATTACCAGCAGCAAAAAAGTTGTAGCGACCTGTGCCAGCGGCAATGGCGCTGTAGAAACCGTAGTTGGTGGTAGCGCCTGTTAAGCTGCTTTCCGCAACAAAACCAAACTGATTGGTGACTGTTGAGCCAGCACCAATTGTTCCCATGTTTGCGTAGAAGTGTCTTAGGTTCCCAAGAGTGAACGCTGTCGCTTGAGTTGATGGAGACGATTGAACCGAAGCGTATGCGCTTGTTACATCTGATTGAATTTGACCGTCAATGTAAGAGCCATACGAAAATGCAGACCCAGTGACGTTTTTGGAAATTCTTAGCGAAACACCTGTAGTCGGAGTCGTCCCAATGTTGACGTTACCGCTGCTGTCGATGCGCATACGTTCTATCTTAGTACCGGACGGGGACGTTCCGAACACCATGTAGCCGCTTGTGTTATCGTAGTAGATGTTCCCGCGAACAGTTCCGCCGCTGTCTAAGAAATCAATCCAGCCGCCACCGGAGCTAGTGTTCTGAATAGCGATTCCGGGACTTGGTCCTGCCGTTTGGAGACGGTACGTCGGCGAATCCGTACCAATACCGACATCGCCGTTGCTGGTGATGCGCACTTTTTCAGATGTAACAACTCTTGAGTCGTTACCTGTCCCATTGGTGCCGACATTAAACGAGAGATACTCAGTACCCCAAGCACTGCCGTTAAATCCGGCGATAATATCTGCGGTTCGTCTAGGCCCATCGTCCCCAGTATTCTCAAAGGTGCTGTAAAGTGCAAGGTCAGCGTCTTCACCTTGCGCCAAACCGGGCGTTGAAAATGCCGCCGATGATGTACTTGTTCCGGCTTTTCCACCCCATACCGCAAGTTTTCCATATGTACTAGGCGAAGTCGTCCCAATTCCAACGTTACCGCTGCTGTCGATACGGATACGTTCATCCATAGAAAGAGCCGAACCAGCAGCACCATTAGGCGGTGCAGTTTGTATAACTAGTACACCGCCATCATTCCTGAGTACCCAGCCACCCTGAGAAGCTACAGAGTTTTTCCAACCCGCATTGTAGTAAGCACCCCCAGCAAAATAATCGCCATCGCTGCTTACTACGACACCGCCGCCATCAACATTAAATTTTGCAAGAGGTGACGAAGTACCAATTCCAACGCTACCAGCAAAGGCGTTATCAGCAGTACCAGCAGCATAAAAGTTGAAGCGACCTGTGCCAGCGGCAATGTTGCTGTAGAAACCGTAGTTGGTGGTAGCGCCTGTTAAGGTGTTTTCCGCAGCAAAACCAAACTGACTGGTGACTGTTGAGCCAGCACCCATTGTTCCCATGTTTGCGTAGAAGTGTCTTAGTTGCCCAAGAGTGAACGCTGCCGCTTGAGTTGATGGAGACGATTGAACCGAAGCGTATGCGCTTGTTACATCTGATTGAATTTGACCGTCAATGTAAGAGCTATACGAAAATGCAGACCCAGTGACGTTTTTGGAAATTCTTAGCGAAGCACCTGTAGTCGAAGTCGTCCCAATGCCGACATTGCCTGCGCTGGTGATGCGCACACTTTCGTTGGAAGCGCCAGAACTGACGATAAAGTCATTGGCATATATAGAAATATTTTTCCACGCAACACCCGGCGCAACTGCGCCAATAACCACTCCGGAGGTATCGTTATATGAAATACCGAGCGCACCGGAACTATCAGTTGCGCCACCAAATACCGCCGTCCCTGAGGTCCAATTACCACCCCAAGAAAAAGATGTTGATAGGGCGACGTGGGCCTTCCCTGCTGGAGAACTCGTCCCGACTCCAACCCGATTATTCGTGCTGTCCACGTAGAGCGTGTTGGTGTCTACTGTGAGATCGCCCGTGGCAGAAAGCGTCGTAAACGCCCCACTGTTAGGGGTCGTCCCGCCAATCGTGGTGCCGTCAATCGCACCGCCGCCGATGTCGACAGAGTTCGAGATAAACGACGTGATCGTCACAGCACCCGTGCTGTTCGCAATCGAACCCGCCGCAGTGCCGTCGTTAGCTTTGATGTTGGTAATCTCAAGGTTCGTTGCGTTAATCCCATCGTCCTTGAGCAACACGCCGTCAACCGTCACACCGCTGCCCGCAGTGGTTTCGTTGACTGTGTTAGTCGTGATCGCCTGACCGTTGTTGATAATCAGGTTGTTCGCGCCAGAAGTATTTCCGTTGGCCAAAATCTCAGAAAGCGTATCAACCGTACCAACTTGACTGTCCACATACGCTTTGATCGACTCGGATGTCGAAAGCTTCGTTGCAGAAGCCGTGGCCATCGTGTCGTCATCAATGATGCCGTCGACAGTGGTCGAGGCATTGACCGTCAGGTTCGTGTTAGCCGTAAGCGTAGTGAATGTGCCTGCCTTCGGCGTAGTACCGCCAATGACCGCTTCGACCGTACCATCGTTAATGTCCGCTGTGCCTGCGCCAAGCGTGGGAGTGTACAGTTCAGTAACGCGGAGTTTTTGGAAGACGTCAGTGACCGTGGCACTCGCGCCACCACCATCAAATTTCAGAACAACGTCGTAACCGGCAGGGATTTCAAAGTCGTTTGCCGCGTTATATGTGCCTTGGAAAACAAAAACAGAGCGGCTGCCGGACAGGCTGTTTCGGAAGAAAACAATCTTTTCAGCGTCATTTGGACCGAGCTGGACATATGCGTTAGCGCCGAGATCGCCACCGTCGACAAATTCGATCCACTTGTTGCGACCATCAGAGGTAGCACCGTTGTCGATAGTCAGCGTATTAGGCGACCCAGAAGTGCCTGCCGATGCAAGGGTTAAAGACAAGACACCGTTGATAGCTTGGTCAATGATGTCAAAGTTGACGTTTGTGGTATCACCCCAAGTACCCGACTGTTCACCGGTGGCTGGTTTCTCGATACCGAGGTTAACTGTATAGGTGCTTGGCATCTTTTTGATCCTTTACGCCGCTATTCGCGTCCAATTGGCATTCTGTGCTGGCGACTTCTCTGACCACGTTGGGCTTTGACTTGGTGTCGTACTGCTATACCCCGGATTTTGATTTGGTGCCATACTACTATACCCCGGATTTTGATTTGGTGCCATGCTACTATACCCCGGATTTTGGTTTGGAACAATCCGGCCATATACAAGTACATCACCTACAACGGTTGTCGCACTTACGCCTGTTACATTCACAGTAGCATGAGCATTAATGCTAACACTACCAACTCTTCCATTTGCGGCAACGCCGCCAACGTTAATATTCTGGGAAGCAGATACGGAAACAGAGCCAACGTTACCTGTGGCCGCAAGGCCCGTAACAGGAACGTTCGCTTCCCCATCTACCGAAGCTTGGCCGACTTGAGCGGTAACCGCGATGCCTATCGGATAGACATTTGCTTTTGCTACGACCGTGACTGATCCAACAGAACCCGTCGCTTCCAAGCCTGTAACCGGAACATCAGCATCGGCTTCTACGCTTGCGGAGCCAACTGCGCCTGTACCGGCTACTCCCGTAACATTGACGTTTGCATCTGCGGTGACCGTTACGGAGCCTACGCTGCCGGTAGCGGACAGTCCGGTTGGGTAGACGTTGGCGTCAGCCGTTACGCTGACGGTTCCGACTTGGCCTGTACCGGATACTCCAGTAACGTCTACGTTGGCCTCGCCGATGATGCTAACAGACCCAATCTGGCCTGTCGCAGAAACTCCCGTTACGGCTACATTGGCTTCCGCAACTACCGTTACGCTACCAACATTCCCGTTTGCCTGTAAACCCGTAACCGGTGCGTTTGCTTCAGCAACGACCGTGACCGAGCCTACAGAACCCGTGAGATACGGAAAACCGCTCTGGGACCACGGGCCTTCGCCCCAACCAGAGCGGCCCCAGCCGCCGATTGGAACGATAACATCAGCCATTACGCTATCCGAATAATCGCATTACTTGCGTCTGCGGTCGGAAACACAATGGTGAAGTCACCGGCGGTGGAGGTTTTATCCCCACCGAAATCCAATACCACAACAGCCGGGTTGCTCACCGAGATTGAGGCGGTATTTGGAGTGGTGTTATAAATCAACGCGCCGCGAGCAGTAATGGTTGCAGTCGAGAAGGTTTCGTCAGCAAAATCGGTCAGAGCCGTCGTGCCAGACGTCGTCGGATTGACGTTCGTCAAAGCCTGACCGCCCGCCGAATAGCCAGTGCCGCTGGTCTCGTTCGTTGCCGAATACGCAGTCGTCGCCGCATTTAGCGTCGCCGAGCTGGTATACAGCGCGATGTTAAAGGTATCCCCCGTAGAGGCATCAAAATCATGCACACCATAAAGCAGTTCTTGCTTGAAGGATGTACACATGTAGTTTCCTGAGAAAGCCATGTCACAGTCTCCTTATCAACTCAGCAAGCTCCTTGTGGCCTGCGTCGGCTAACGCGTTGTACACAGTTGTTCTATCACTTTTTATCGCTTCGCGCATGTAAAATTCTAAAACTTTAACTAGCTGCTTACGAAAGGCCTTTGCTTGCGCCTGTATTGCAGAGGGTGCCGTGTCGCTGATCGAAATCACTTTTTGGGCGCAGCGCTCTGCGACCTCCTCTGGGGTAAACCCACGACCGTCAGTGGTGTGTACTTCCACCTTGAAATCGGGGTTTATGCTCAAGTCTAATGCTGGAAAACTCATTGTTTCGGCCTAATTAACATTCCAGTTCGGTATTCGTCGGTCACTTCTTTCGATTCTCCAAACATCTTCATGCCCATAATCGCTTCTGCAAACCGTTTTTCGTATTGTTGCATCATATCGGCCTCACCCTTCATATAGATGTAGGCTTCCATCAAGCTGCCATAAAGCATGGCAATCTCGGCATTTTCGCTTAACCACGTCGTCCCGCTGTCTGATCCAGCCGTCAAACTGGCCGGACGGTAGAAGTAATGCAGCTCAACCGCGTAGGAACTGTCGGGGGTGGGGCCCAGAATGAAGTTATCGACGTCAAAAACCGCGTAATAACGCGGATTTCCGGTTGTAGCGTTGTTTGGATTGAAGGATTGCACAAAATCAGCGTCTTTAAAGTCCAAAAACACCTTATTTGACGACCCGTCCGTAAAACTTAACGAAAAAGGGGCCAAAAAGTCGCTTGGACAAGCCAAATACTGGTTAGACGACGACATTGCACCGCTAACGTTCTTGCGAAACAAGCTTAATTGGACGTTTTTGAGGATGCGCTCCTCTGCCTGACGGATAAATACCGGCAAATTGTTCACAAAGGACGTTTCATCGTTCTCGGTGTAGTCCTGAATGGCCTGTTTTAGTTGCCCATATGTAAAGCTCATGTCGTCACCGTCACTTGGCCAACCTGACCGAAGCCTTGGCACGGTTTCAGGTTAGGATTTTCAACAAGAGGCACCCCGACAAACACATCAAGGGGCTCCACTCGGTCAGGACGCGCATTTTGCAGAGCTTCTGGGTCTACAACCTTGCGAAAGGGCCCTAATTGGGGGTGTTTCGGCTCATATTCGTCTGGTCCCACAAGCAAGCCATTCCACTCGCGCTTCATTACCTTATATGGGTAACGCTGCCCGGAGCGGTCTGATATTGCCCATGAATTTCTACCAGTCGCAAATTTCGCCATTAGCCAACCCTGTAGTATTCATACTTCGGAACGACATTGAAGGACGACCTATCACGATCTTCTGTCGCTGCGCGTTCAAATTCTTCTTCATACACTGCTTTTAGAGGCTGAACACGGTTCGGAGCCCTCTTCAAAGCAATGTAATAGGCCAGTCCCGCGGCTAAACAGGGGTAAAACCGAAAGGGAAGGTCCATTGTGTTCGTATAAATATCCGCATCATCCATCCGCGTTAGCGCATCATAGATAATAACGTCCGTAGAATTGTCCGGAACAGGCCAAAGTTTTAAATTTGGCGTCAATTGTCGGTCCAAGAAGAACTGATTTGCCCGTCCCTGCGTTGTTTTGTTTGGAATAGTCAAAAAACCGTCTCGGCTAAGACGTTCCAACGAGTAATCTGTTCCGTCTCGGCGGCAAACAACCGACAAAACGTCAATAACATCGGACCCAAGGTCGTATTCGCCATCGCCCTGCACCATCGTGATGCTGCGCTGTTTAATCGTCCATTGGTTTAACCCGCGGTTAGCCCAATCTGCCAACAATAGGTTGAGAGACCGCTTTGCCGTCTTTAGGTCGTAGCCCGTGCGGACCTCAAGCCCACAACGCTCAAACGCCTCCTCAACGTACTCGGCGACGTCTAGCTCAAAGTCTTTGCTGCCAGATGTTGTCATGCCTTTTTCCTACTCTTCTTGGCAGTCTTTGCAGACTGCTTGAATGCTTTGTCGGTAGGAGCGCCTTTGGACCCGGCTTTACGCATTTTTTCACCAGAACCCGCAGCAATGCGTTTCCGTTTAGCGTGAATGTTTGCGTATAGCCCTTGTTTAGCCATTATGCGTTCCTCACTCGGCAGCCACCGGCTTTTCCGCCATACTTCATCTTTTTGACCGGTCCGCCGTAGCTCATATGCTTAACGGCCCCGCCACAATTCATCTTCTTCACAGCAATCTTTTTGTAAGGTTTCTTAGTTTTTTTCATGTGTCACCCCAAGAATTTGTGAATAATCGGCGTTACGATTATCAGAATACCTAAACCCCAAATCTTGAGGTCTAATCCGTCCAAAGTCTTCTTCTGCTCAGTTAGCTTTTCTTCGACACGCTGATAGCGAAGATTGCACTCCGCCTCATGTTTCTCTAATTTAGCTAAAACGTCTTCTACGCGCATTTCTTCCTCACCAAGCTTTGCAAGACCAGTAACGGGCACTGAACTTGTCTTTTGCTGTGTCGCACGAGTGACGCGCTCTAAAGTTTTCTCGACGTCCCGGCTGATCTTTTTTAATTGCCATGTTCGGATCGCCGAAGCGAACGAGCTTAACGTCAGAGCCTTTCTTAGCGAGAACAGCGCTTTTCTTTGCTTTACCGGGAGTACGTTTTGGTTTGTTATATCCTGCAAAGGTCTCCCCCCGATAACTCAACCGGCCCGATGGCAAACGTTTTACATCTTTTGTCGTTGCCATTTTGACCGCACCTAACTGTAAAAGAACGTCATCGCCGTAATGTTGGTGGCTGTTGCGACGTAAATGTCGCTAGTAAACAAAACACCTTCATCTGGGATGTTCACAGAGTGTGAATCTGACGCCAAGAAATCTAGGTCAACAATTGTTGCCCCGCCATTTCCATCGGTCAGTGTTAGACGACCCGCGCCAGCGCCAGTAAGCGCCTGAATCTGACGTAGTCGAGCGCGGCCAACAGTGGCCGCTCCCGTACCGGTCAGACGTTTGGCTTTTACGTCTGAATTTGCCATTAGCTTTTCTCCTTCGCAGCTTTCTTAGGAGCAGCCTTCTTTTCCTCTTTTTTCATAGGTTTGCCGTCTTTATCAAGACCGCGGGCTGCCAGTTCCTTTTCAGAGGGCGCTTGGAATCTATTGCTCATAGATCAACCCCCTTATGACGCTGCGATGGTGCCGCCAGTGTCGGAACGCTTCCAGTTGGTGCCGTCAGAGAAGGCCAAAATAGCTGCGCCAGCCGCGCCGTTTGATACATAGATCACGGTGCCTGCACCCGCTGAAGAAGCGGAAGGAGCGCCTGCTACTGTATAAGTGGGAACTTTAATGTCGCCAATGAAACCGTTATCGGAAGTCACGGGACCGGAGAAAGTGGTATTTGCCACGTGTCACCTCTTGCACAAGGATTGGCTTCGCAGTCTGTGCAACGTCAGGAGGGCAACGACCTGTCTGCAAAGCTAATATGTTACGCCCTGCATAAATGATAACATAAGATTTGAAAAAAGAAAGGGGGCTCTTTCGAGCCCCCTCAAGTGCAGTTTCAGGGAGGATGGATCGTCGTGACCCAAATCCCTTATACCATACTTTAAGCTGCGCCGGGGGTACCGAAAACGCAACGCCAGTCGGACACGCCGAAGGAGTAACGCTCACGGGCCTTGAAGCGCATGTTACCGGTGTCAAAGT